TTGCTTCTGTGGTCAGGCGTTTCAGTTCGTTTTCGGTTTCGATGATCTCACGCTGTAGAGCATCATACTGCTGCTGTGAAATTTCACCATTTGCAAGAGCGGTATTTGCCTGTTCTGCAGCAGTTTTCAGCACTTCCAGCTTTTCTTTGGTAGCTGTCACCGCATCGGCGAGGAGCTTATGCTTCTGGGACAAGAGCTCGGTGTTGGTAGGGTCAAGTTTCAGCAGTTTCTGCACATCTTTCAGCTGTGTCTGCGTCCCCTTGATGTCCCGATTGACACCTTCCAGGGCTTTGGATAGCTTGGTGGTATCGCCGCCGATTTCTACGGTGATGCCTTTGATGCGGTTTGCCATGGGGGTCACCTGCCTTTTTCAAAAAATAGGTTGAATTTATCCTAACAATATGGTATAATAAGAGCAAGGAGGTGTTCGTATGATGATAGATACAAACACAATTATTTCTATGACAGAAGCAAATCAGAATTTTTCCATGGTAACAAGAATCGTAGACCGGTATGGAACGGCCGTTATTTTCAAAAATAATAAGCCCCGTTATGAAGTCAGAATGATTGAAGACACAGAAGAAGCGGAAACGGCATCGGATGAAGAAGTGCTTTCTGTTTCAAAAAAACTGATGAAACGCAACGCTGCTGTTTATGAGGAACTTGCCAAATGAAACGACTCACAAAGGAACAGGTAATGCTGCTTCACAAAGAACTGGTGAAGGAATCAGGCGGCTCAGCGGAAATTCGTGATGAAGGACTTCTGGATTCGGCATTGAATGCACCTTTCCAAACGTTTGATGATGCAGAATTATATCCGACAATCATAGAAAAAGCAGCTCGTCTTGGATACAGTTTGATAAAAAATCATGCGTTTGTAGATGGAAATAAAAGAATCGGCACGCATACAATGCTTGTATTTCTTTCTCTGAATCATATTGAAGTGGAATATGATGACGATGAATTGATTCAAATGATTCTCGGAATTGCAGCCGGTGAAATGGATGACCGACAATTGCAGGAATGGCTGTGGAAACACATCATATAGGTTAAAACGCATCAAAATCCTCCTGCGTTGCCAGAGAATCATACTTGAAATCGTCATTTTCTCGTTCGGTGAACATATCATTCACCAGACCAATGGTCAAAAAATCCAAATCGCCCATTGACAAACCAAGCTGAACGCACCGCAACAAAAATAGTGGTGTGGTCATCGGTCGGTCAATCGGGCGATGTTTTTTTTAGACTGGACCTGCGTTTCTACGTTCAAACCCCAGAGATCGATCAGCTGCGGCAAAATCTCATAGATGCTGAATGTGTTGAACTGTTCCAGAAAGTCGTCCGGATTATCAGGAACATTCTCCGGAGCAGCGTGTTTTGCCATGATATAGGCGATGTTCTCAAATACCTCAAGGCTTTCAATGTCCAGTGCGGAAGATTTCTCTGTATTTTCTCCCACAGACTTTTGCAGTGCTGCAAAGTCCTGATAAATATCTCTGCGAAATTTCAGACGATACAGCCTTGGAACTGCTGCACTTGCCTTAAACGGCACATCAATGCCATCAATGGTGATGTTCTTCTGAATTGCCATACTGCACTCTCCTTACGCTTTCACAGATGCTGCGGATGCCTTACCACTCTGTACAGCGGCAGCCAGATTGGGCATATATACCGCCTTATACCAATTCTCATAAACCTCGGCATCCGTTTTCTCACAGGTTTTAGTTTTTACCAAGCCACTGTTCAACGCCGTTGCGGTCAAAGATAGCGTTTCCGTTTTAACTTCCTTTTCGTCTTCAATCGTTGCGGATTCCGTGGCGGGACGAGAGGCAGAGCAGCAGAACAGACAGTGCCGAATTTTATTCTTATCGCCACTGAATTCAAACAGCAGTGCAAACTGGGATACTTCTGCGGTATTGGTTTCCGTGAGAACGCCCTTTTCATCCAGCTTCTCACCGAGAATGTCTGTCGCAAATTCAAGCGGAACCAATGCGATTTCAAGATCGCCGGTGTAACCAGAGTTGTTGTTGATGACATAGTACACACCATCGTCAGCGTAAAAATTGGATGCTTCACCTTCTGCATCGATAGACAGCGACACTGCACCGGGAATGCGAACCGGCTTTGCAAAAGTCGGCACACCTTCTTCATCATAAGAGGTGATTTTTGCATAGTGAACTTTGTTCAGACCGAATTTTACCTTGTTTTTCTCCATTGCCATATAGATCAAACCTCCATCTCATAGAGTACTTCATACAATTCTTCCGAATCAATGAATAGTTCTGTTTTTGTGTAATAAATTTCATGCTGGGCAAGCACTGCCTCCACCTGTTCTTCCAGTTCCGGCTGCTTTCGGTTCGTGTACAATTCCACGTCCAGCTGTTTGAAACTGAAATATGCCAAATTGTCTGCCGAAAACGTATTTTCTCCGGGAGATAAGAACAGCAAAAAAGGCGGTGCGGGACTTTCGCCTTCTGCATAATGATGATAGGCAAAGGGCAGCCCCATTTCTTCCAGCATTTCAGCGATTTCTTCGTAAGTCATGACAACGCCTCCTCAATTAAATGCTCCAGCAACTGTACACCGTTTTCTTCCGCAGGAGCAATGTGCGGTTTTCCTGATACCCGACCGCCGCCACGTTTGGCATGACCTTTCTCCAAAAGATGTGCCAATCTGTAATGGTCTTTGGAATGTACCGTCATTTTCAGAGTATGGCTATTCTCTGAGGTTTTTGTAGCTTTCCAGCTTTTACCGTAAGCACCTGTATCTTTCGGCGCATTGGCGGAAATCTCTTTTTTCACAGAGGTTGCTGTCTTTTTGACCGCTTCTTTCATGGAATCGTTGGCAAGGCTGACGTATTCCTGCAATCCTGCCATGATGTCATCAGCAAGGCTGTCAATTGTACTCATCCGTGCATCCCGCCTTTCTCACTTCACATACAAGGGTGATGTAGCTGTTGTGAAGATAATCACGTTGCACGGATTTGATGTTGTAGGTAAGACCTCTAAACAGAATCCTATGCGTAGTCGAATTCAGCGACAGAATGAAAAGGCTCTGCCTGACCACGAATGACACGGACTGTATTTCTCTGGTGACTCCCGTATTCACTTGTTCGGCAGAGCTTTTCACGCTGACTTTCGCCCAGCAGGAGAAAACCTCGTCCCACTTGGAAGTATGGTTTCCGATTTCATCTACCACGGTGCGATGCTCCAGAATGGCGATACGCTGATTCAGTTTATCAAAATCCATTACACCACACCCTCTCGCTGTGCAAACAGAATGGAACGCAGGCTCATGGTTAAGGCGTGGTAGTCTGGTTTGGAGCGATTCTCGTATAAATATCCGAGAGCGAATAATACCGCTGTTCTCGTCACATCTTCAAAACAAGTGAATTTTTCCTCATCCATTCTGCCCACGTCCTTGACCAGTGATTTTGCCGTATCGAGCAGTTGGAGGATGAGCTTGTCATCCTCCTCATGGTCGACACGAAGATAATTTTTGGCTTCGTTCAGGGTAATCATGCTATCACGCCTTTTTGATTGTAAGAGTCTTTACGGCCTCGGGCAGAATCAGCTTGCCGTCCACACGCTGAGAAGCAAGGAAGCCGACCTGTCCGTTCATAGCGAAAAGCTCATTCAGACGCTTAAGAGAACGTCCCTGTCTGTCAGCCACCCAGTAATAGGAATAGTCGCCGAATGCAATTGCCTTTGCACCAGCCGCAATAGTCGGAGCATATACAGAGGTCACATAGGGGCGGTTCAGGATGGTGTCGGGAAGTCCTGCACTGACAGAAGGCTGCCAGATGAAATTGCCCGTATTATCCTTGATTTTACGGAGCGCCTTCACGGTCTGCTCATTCAGCACCCACACAGCTTTCTTGCGATACGGACTCTTGAGGGAGTAGAACAGCTCGATTACATCATCAAAAGTGATAGCTGCACCTGTTGTGGTCGCACCGTTTTCCGCACCGCCTGTCGCAGCAAAAATGCCGGTAGGCTTGCCCTTACCGTCACCGATGAGGAACGCTTCCTCTTCCTTTGTGCCGATTCTTCTTGCAAATTCCTTTGCAATGTAGGAAGGCAGGTCGAAAACAGAATCATTAAGAAGTTCCTCGGAGATCTTAATCGCAGTACCGACCTTGTAAGCGGAGAGAGCAATCTGTCCGAAAGCGTCATCGGAGAGTGTATAAGCCTCTTCCTCCTCCATCCACGTTGCTTCGCCCTTCTGCGTAATAACGGGGATTTTACGGTCTCCACTTGATGTCTGAATCTTGGTAGCGAGTGGACGGAATACGTTTTCTTCCTCAAGTGCAGAAAT